TTACATAAACTTTACTCTTGATGAGGAGTTTAATGAAACTATTCAATCCCCAATACATGAGGATTTTTCTTATGCATCGTTTAGTGAAGGTGAAAAACAAAGAATAGATTTAGCACTTCTCTTCACATGGAGGGAAGTGGCTAAGTTTAAGAATTCAGTCTCAACCAACTTAATGGTATTGGATGAAGTATTTGATAGTTCATTAGATGGGCAAGGAACAGAAGAATTCTTAAAGATCATTCGATATGTTATTGAGGATGCTAATATATTTGTTATTTCTCATAAGTCAGGTATGGATGATCGCTTTGAGAAAGTGATAAAATTTGAAAAACTTAAAGGATTTAGTAGGATGGTATTATGATGAACAATGTTAATGTGGGAATTGTTGGTAATGGTTTCGTAGGAAATGCGGTTTACCAAAACCTACGAGACAAAGTAAAAACAAAGATTTATGATGTGGATAAGAACAGATGTCTTAATCCACTAGAAGAAGTTATACAGCAGGATTTTATTTTTGTTTGTCTTCCAACTCCTATGAGGATGGATGGAAGTTGTGACTTGTCTATTCTTGATAAGTTCTTTGAAGAGTTACCTGATAATCTGACAGGAACCTTTGTTATTAAATCTACTGTTCCTATAGGAACAACAAAGAAATATATTGAAAGGCATAATGTAATTCATAATCCAGAGTTCCTTACCGCAAGGAATGCAGTGGAGGATTATAGTAAAGCAGAAAGAAATGTTGTTGGTGGAGATAAAGAATTATGTGTAGATTTCATATCTTTCTTTGAAGCGTGTTTCCCTAAGATTCCTAGTGTAATGGTTTCCTCTGATGAGAGTGAAGCAATTAAATATTTCTCTAATACATTTCTTGCATATAAGGTAGCATACTTTAATAAGATATATGACTTGTGCGAATCGGTAGGAATGCGGTATAATAAAGTATGTGAGGGTGTTACAGGAGATAGTAGAATAGGTAAATCTCACACTAGGGTTCCTGGTATTGATAATGATCGAGGATTTGGTGGAACATGTTTTCCTAAAGATTTGAATTCATTAATAGTTCAAATGGAGTCTCATAACGTTAATGCTGACATGCTAAAAGAAGTATGGAAGTATAATGAACAAATAAGAACAGTTATTGATTGGCCAGTCACATGAAAGTATTAATTACAGGGCATAGAGGTTTTATTGGTCGGTATGTTTTTGCCGACTGGAGAAGAGAACTTGGATATCAAGTTCATGGTATAGATCACCCAGATGATGTGGGTGACTTTAACATTAGTGGTAATATAAAGGCTGGTGATTATGGATTAGTTATTCATCTTGCAGCATGGGCAGACATTCGTGAGAGTATGGAGAAACCTAAAGAGTATTATGAGAACAATGTAGCAAAGGCAAAACGGTTGTTTGATTGGTGTGGAGAGACTAATACAAGATTATTATATGCTTCTTCTAGTGCAGTAGATGGTAATTATTGGGAGAACCCTTATGCTATGAGTAAGTGGGTTAATGAACAGATGGCACCTCCTAACAGTGCAGGAATGAGGTTTACAACAGTCTATGGCCCAGATAGTCGAGATAACATGATGTATGGAATGTTAAAGGATGGAACAGCACCCTATGTAACTAATCATAAACGTGATTGGATTCATGTTAAAGATGTTTGTAGTGCTATTAGACATCTTGCTCCTAGCACTATCTGCGGCCCTGTTCCTGTTGGATATGGAGAATCTGTTCCAGTAAGAAAACTAGCAGAAGCATTTGGTAGGGGTGATTTACCAGTTAAAGAATATACTCCTGGTGAAGTGGATGATAATGTTGCAGATATTTCTATTATGGCTAGCACTGGATGGATGCCACGGATTAATATCTTAGATACAGTAGATGCCGACTTATAAACATTTATTTAATAATAAAAGAACATTAGTAATTCATATTCCTAGAACTGCAGGAAGATTTGTTGATGCTCTTTTTAAATCAAATAAATTTACGCCAGAAGGAACGTATGGTATAGTTGAATCCCATTATCATAAAGAGTTATATGAAGAGCATTTAAATGTTAAAGGTATACCATATATTGCAGTTGTTAGAAATCCAATTGATAGGTTTGTTTCATCCTCTATGTTTTTAAAACGAAAGTATGGGGATGGTGTTGGTATTATTATGGAAAATCCTGATGACTTTAATATGATAGTTGATACATATTGGGTAGATCATCATTTGGAAGATGTTCTTTCTGATCGGGAAGTTGATGGTGCAGTCAATTGGTTTAGACCACAAAGCGATTATATTACAGATGAAACCTATGTTTGGAAATTTGAAGATGGGTTTGGTGATGCTTTTGGAAATTGGGTTTCTAATGTCTTGGAGATTCCATTTGAAATAAAGGATGTTCCTTATCCAAGATTAAGAGGAATAGATGAAGGAGATAAGTTGGTTGTTAGTGAAAGACTTAAAGAGAATATACGAAATTACTATTATGAAGATTTTAAACGATTTTATCCTAATGGCATTTAGTGTGATATACTAAATATTCTGGATACCGTGCAGACCGATGAAGGTTCCTAATTGGCAACATCACAGTAAGAAGGAGAGTAAACG